ATCCTTGTTGGTTCTTATCCAACCGCAAATACCACATTCGCCTATTGTAGCCGCTATAACAGCACAGGCATAGGTTTCTGGAATACTTGCATACTGGCGAAAAATTTCGAGCATTTGCCAGTTAAACCAAACAAAAAAGGCGCCTACAAGAATCAAAATCAGATTCAAGGTGCCTATTTTACAGATAACTGTTTTGATTTTACCGATAAGACGAGGTTTTTTCCTGATTTCATCATTACCTCCTAATAAATCTCATGGACACTCTGCTCTACAAAAAAGTCTTTCTGCTCATGTTTTACTTTTCTTGCATATTCCAGAGCCGCATGCATATCGCCATTGCAATGTGCATCCGGTATTCTGGAAACCGCCTCTGCTGTCGCCTCGCCAAGAGAGATTGCCGCTCCAATACTTTTTACCATAAGTATTTCGCTTTTCTCTCTGATAGCTTCTCTCTCCGCCTGCCTTTTCTCCCTGTTTTCCAAATGCCTCTCCAACATCCAAAAGCAAAAGGCAGTAATTGCCGACGGAACACTCATTGCAATCAGTAAAGTTGTTACATCCATACTTAGCCTCACCTCCTTCCAAATGGCATAAAAAAAGAGCCTTACGGCTCTAATTCGCTTTTTATATCCTTATATTGTCCTATGACCTCATTTGCAATCGCCATATCTTCATCCAGTTTCTGATCTGAAAACTCCTTATCATTTTTAAGGAGCTGCAGGTCGGTAGCCTGCCTTGCGACAATCTTTCCTAATCTGTATATAATTTCATCCTGCTTTTCCACCATGTCCATATAAAGCTCCAGCAGTTCCATCCAATTTTCCTCATCCATTTTTCTATATCGCCTCCTTTGGGTTATGAGTAAGCACAAACTCAGAAAAAATTTTCCTTTCCAACGCCCGACAATCGCAGTGTTTCATCAATGCCTTATAACTCATAACCGTTTCATTTACTTTACTGAATGATATTTCATATTGCCGGTATTTCTCCTGCATTTCCTTTAAGTGGCGTTTCATATGCAGACTGGTACTTTTTCTCAGCCGGACATAACCCGGCCATATCCGAAAACCCACAAATTCAATGCCTTGTGAAACCGGTCTGATTGCTGTTTTATTATTTAAACGCAGCCGCAATTCATCCCCCAGAAAATCAGAAAATTCCTTTTTGTATCTGTTCAAATCCTCTTTGCTGTCGGAAAGAATTATCACATCATCCATATATCGAATGTAATATTTTATCCCATAGGTTCTTTTCGCCAACTGATCCAGCGGATCCAGATACATATTCCCATGCATATGTGATAACCCGCCACCTATTGTAATTCCAACCTCCCAAAGCATTTCATCATCCGAAATATCCATAGGATTTTTAACTCCAAGAGGCAATCCGAAAGGCTTGGATGCTTCGCAAATATAATGTTCCATGATTCTTACTACTTTTTTATCTCCAATTTTCTTTCGGATTATTTTCATCAAAATTTCATGGTCTATTCTATAAAAGAATTTTTCCACATCTGCTTTTAGATAGTACCAGGTTTTCCCCGAATTTGTAACAAAGTTTACCCATTCTGACAAACGGAGCATAGCATTGAGCTGCCCCCTATCCTTTACACAGGAATAAGTATCTGTTATGAATCCCTTGCATACTCTGGGATTGAGGACATTATAGACTGCCCTCTGTATCACTTTGGTAGTATAATCAGCACAAACAATTTTCCTCAATTTAGGCTCATATACATAAAATGAACGATACAGGTCTGGAGGGAAATTAAGAGTTTGTACTGCCTCAGTTATCACATGAAGATTATCCTCATACCTACCCCAAAACATAAGTTCTTCGCTGTCATAACGACCGCCAGCTCGAACATCCTTTTCTGCAATCAGGATATTCTCAAATGAGGATATTTCTCCAAACAGATTTTTAATGGACATATTATCTCCTTTCAGAGCATTGCGGGGTTCGTGCAAATTTACCCTACTGCCGGCATTCATGCCCATAACATTTTTTTGCTTACGCAAAGGAAATAGGATCCTTTACACCTCGGTACTGACTACGCACCTCGTAGGTATGTAGCATCTGACTTGGAAGGTAGAGCGGAGCGGAAACCGATGTTCCAGTTCACGTTCGAGCGGGGATTGTTCAGATTGACGTTGAAGACGCCCGCGTTAGAAGTGTTGTTCCACCTGCCGCCGCAAATCGGCAACCGCAATATCCTATTCCCTACTTGGCTGTGCTTTTAATCCAGCCTCCAACCATCCTCCCGATTTCTACTACCAGACCGGACCAGATTTCATACTTTTTAGGCGGAAGAAAACCGAGATTATATGACAGACGGACATATGCTTTCAGCTTTTCCACTTCTACATCCAATTCCTGCAGAGTAGTTTTTTTATAATATTTCTTATTGGCTTCAATAATTCTTTCCAGAATCAAATCCATGCACCGCTTGATATCTACAACCAATGCGAATTTTTCTCCTTTGGGATACTGGGCCAGTGCTTTATATGCATAGTTCATCATATCAAAAGTCTTCTGTAATATCTTTAATTCTTCCATCTGCTCCCTCTGTATCGCATTTTGTTTCATTCTACCACATTTCGTGTCATCTCAGATTTCTTTGTTATAAAATATCGTTTTCCGTTATTCTGTGCCTATAAAAATATAGAGCCTGCTATCGCAGGCTCTATCAGAACACAGTGCAGCAGATTACAGATTAACAAAAGCGGAGCGGAAACCGATGCCCCAGCCCACGTACGAGCGGGGACCGGACAGATCGACGCGGAAGACGCCCGCGACAGAAGAGTTGCTCCACCCGCCGCCGCAAATCGGCAACCGCTCTCCGACAGCGTTAAACCAGTGATAATCACCGCCATAATCACCACCCGGCTCATCTGGATAAAGCAGTAAAATCTTTGCCAGCTCCGGAACTGTCAGACCGCTTGCCAATGTCATATCTTTGTACTGAATACCCTGCCCGGCATCTGTCTTGTATGTAACGGCGCCACTTGTAAGCTGAATTTTCCCAGAAACCCAATCCCACTTCAAAGTTCCAGCTGTACCGGGAGCAACCAATGTTCCATCTGCTTTGATTGCTTTCCACAGGGTAGATGTCGGGGACATATCGCATTCACTGCCCATAGCCGCATTATTGTATGGAATAATCTGGATTTCCCCATCCACCAGTCGCATTCCTGCATTCCATTCCCATACATTACCATTCAAATCGCAGATACCATCACTCTGCCAGTTATGATTCCATGTATTAGGCCCGGAACCAGTAAAGCATCTTCCAGTCCGTCCACTGTCTTTTGCGGATTCTTCCCCCTTTTCGTAAGTATATGAAGAATCACAGCCATAGTTATTGTTGCCATGTGGCATAGTTCCATTTTTACGGCACCACAAAGCAAGGTAGGCCCATTCAGACAATGTGGCAAGATGAAAACCAGGTCCTTTTGCTTCGCACGCCTGTCTCGCAGCGTCAAAATTCAGAGAGTTTGCCGGGTCTCTGTGTGCCAGCGAATATGCCCTTCCATTTTCAATTATATTCTGATACTTGGAGTAATAGAAAGCGGTTTTTTCCACTACTGCACCATTACTCTCCACGTTAAAAGCTGGATGAATGTTCTGGCTAAGACCGCTCACCAAATCAGAATTCTTTCCCTTCGGAATCCTCACATAAATAGACGGCAACCCAATATCATCAAGCAACACAACATTTTTCCCACCGGACAGCTCGCTTACCGCAGCCGCCATCTGATCATAATTTCCCATATTCGTATATCCTCCTTATTCGATTGCATATAATTTAAGCGTTACATTCGCCATACTGAAAGCTACCGGTTTTTTCTCGGTAATATATTCCTGCACAACAGTGTTATCCGTTTCGGATTCCGGATCATAATCAGGATTCGGAACCTCCCTCTCTGTGTACTGTCTGGCCGGGATTTCAATCTGTGCTGCATACTTCTCGCCTAACTGCCCGGCGGTAACCATCCCATTTTTATCAATGCAGATATCCACACACACATCATAGTCCCTTTCCAGCTTTTCACAATTAAGCATCAGTTCATCCGCAAAGGTTATCTTGCTCTTGGATACACTGTACTCAATTTTCTTTCCAACGCTTACCTCGACAACTTTCATCTGTCCTACCTCCTTAATTCTTTGTATGCTTCTCCGGTTTTCTGAGCCACGCAATCAGCCATATCTCGCTGCTCCTTCGTCGCTCTTTCCGGATTGATACCATAATCTCTTAGTGTCCGATTAGCCTCAGCCTTTCTTTCATCGCTATGGATAATTATATTTGCCATTATGCAGCACCTCCGCCCTGTACAAAACAGCGGATAGTCACGCTTTTGGCACTGCCAGTAAAGGCAATCTTAAAACCGTTGACCTGCTTATCGTACACAACAACATTCCCCACATTGACCGGATTCCCCTTGACTTCTGTAATTACCCTATAATTTGTGCTGCTTCTCATATTTGCAAGCGCAACCGTCTTTACAGAATTATTGAAATAAAAACCTCTGGTATTTGTTAGAGAGACTTCTATTTCCTCGCCATCCACAGATTCAAGGCTTTGTTTGGTATGTTTCAACTGTTCCAACATAACCGCCAACATCAACGAATTGTTATGGATGCCCTGCTCCATATAACTAAAATGTGCAGCATCCATCTCTGTACCCTTTTGAATAATTTCTCCGCTATCCTTGTCTTTTACCTCGTCAAGCCACTCCTGCGGTGTATATGCGCTGGTTCCGTTTCCTTCAAGGTAACTTGGTAATACATTCATCTCTATTCATCTCCTTTCTCGTAAATCGGGAATTCAAATTTTGCCAACACTCCCTGACTTGCAGTCCTTTTTACCGTAACTGCCTGCTCTGCACATATAACACCGGTTACATCATACAAACGAATGCCGGTAATTGTGTGGGCTGTCTTTGGAACAGTTGGCAAACTCACGATAAAAACAATTGTGTTGCCTGTAATTTTCTTGTTATTGACTTTTGCATCGTACCATGCACCATCCACCTGGTACTGGAACTTATGAATAGCTTCCATCCACTGGCGACGCCTTTTATCAAGAAAATCTTTTTTCCAGAAAGCCATCCTGATACCTCCTATTCTTTATTTCCACAGCTGCCTGTTCCACATCTCCTAATGGTTGCAGCAGCAATGCAGACATTTGCTTTGGATTCCATACCTTTAGATGATATAGAAACCGTCTTGTACTCCCCACCAGCTTTTCGCTGTGGTGAGGCTGCTATTTCTGTCGGTGTTCCAAGGAGCGCTTTATCAGATATTTCAATTCCGCCTTCAATTTCTACCGACAATGATTCAGCCAGCGCACTGCCTCCTATGGTTTGGAGGCCAGCTGCTGGCATGGTAACTTTTGACATATATGTGTTCCCATCAACAAGAATGTCTTTTGGAATAATTACTCCCTGAGTGGAAACAGACGGTTTCAATCCCGAAACACTCTGACCGGATTGCAGAAAATCTACAATATGCAGATTACTGTCAACCTCTATTTCAACATCCTCTCCGAATATCTCTCCGAGAGTGGCATTATATGCCCGTCCGCCAATTCGGATAGTTCCTGTTGGACTTGCCTCAAATGCCGCAATCAGAGTATTTATATCCTGCTCACAGCATATTTCAATAATTGTTCCAAGCGTAGACCTGCGAGGATACGTGCCACATACAAGCGTGTTGCATCTTGGCACATCATACTCTGAAATCCAAAAATTAAAGGCTACCTCCACGATAGCCTTAATAAAATACTCAAATTCAATTCTTACCCCATCAGCCTTTACCATTGGAACCTCTCCTAGTGTTACTACTTTTCCGCCAGGAGTAAGAAATGGCATTGTCAGAATAATTACAGCCGGTAATGCAGGATCCTCTCTGTAATAAATTGGGGAAACATCCCAAAGCAAAGCCAATCCATCCATTAAGTCATAATACGTACATTCATTTGTGTTTACCAGCATTTGATATTTTAGAAACTGCCTATACCTTTCATCACTTATTACCGGATCCTCAACATCAATGCCTGCAAGTATGCCAGCTTCCTTTCTGGTAAGGGTTATAATGTCCCCCACCATATCCAGATTCATGCCTACAGCACTTTCTAAATCTGTCTCTGAGTCCAATTGTTTGAATACCCTGTGCAATTCCTCTATCTGCTTTGCAAATGCTGAAATTAGGGTTTCTATGCGTTCCTTTCCTTGAAACTGCTGTGGCATATCCTCAATCCAATCATCAAGAATGCCCACTATACACCACCTCGATTCTTGTATCGCTGATTACCGCTTTTTGTCTGCTCGTAATAGGAACATTGACCTTAGTATATTCATTGTCTGCAGGAATATGGTCCTTACTCGTAGTCGCAGCACATTTGATGTCTATGTACGTTACTCCTCCCACAGTTGAATATATACCGTCATTGAATGTTTGAGATAACATATTATCCCCCGCCTGTAATTTCAATGCGTCCTTAACAATGGAATCCACTGCCAGATTTGCGTAATTAGTAGGAAGATATGACTGTTCGGCATCCAGCGTTACTTTCATCCACACATACACATACTCTGGTCTATTAAAACTTATAGGTACGGAATCCCCGTACTCTGTTGCAACGCTGACTGTGATTTTTCCAAACGTCTGAATACCGGCAGCTTTTTTATCAAGTATAATACTGGCGATGGCGGTTTCATCTCCACCATCTACAATGATTTCCACGCTGTGAGGCGGTCTCCCCTCTTCATCTGTATCATCCGTATTATTTTCATATCCTGTGGCACTCTCTACATTCGGCACATTATTTATCAACTGGGAACAAATGCTGTCAATCATTCTGGTGGAACGGATAGCAGACTTTGCCAGATAGGAATGCCGAAGCTCTATATCCGTTTCCTGTATTCTTCCATATGTTGGAATAATAAGATTTTCCACCTTGTCAAATCCGCTGATATTTGTAATCATTACCGTAACCGTTCCATTTGGAAATATCAATTTTCCATAATCTACGGTAGCAAAGTCAGCAAGCACCGTTACGTTTGATGTGGTCAGATTGTCAGACAGCACCATTACACCACTTCTTGATACAACCTCGTCTACAATATCCAATGTAATATCGCTTTCATTTACCGATACCTTATATCCATCTGGATTCACAGCACTGCATAAACCTTGTATGATATTCAATTCATCATCTGATGTACTAGTATAACTGTACTGCACACCGTTTATGGATACAGAATAAATTTCCCCTTTTACCGGAGCCGCCACTCTTACAGAAACCCTATTAAACTTATCTCTGGTAATTTCAAATTCTGCCACCGCCGCAAGTTTTCGCTGCGGAGCTGTATTCGTTGCCACTGTGGCTCCCTGTCTCACAACCGTACCATCATCACCAGTACAATGCAGTGTGTAAAAGCTGTATTTATTCGGACTTCTCCGAATACCGCCATACTGAACCGCATTGTCAAGGCTTACACCCTCTGCTGTAGACGGATACTTTGCATAATAACTGTTTTGCGCCACTTCCCACAGCTCTGCAATTTTTCCTCCATAAGTTGTGATAAGGACATTTAAAAAAGACTGATCATCCAGCCTTGTGTTGAAACCAAATTTTTCTGACAACTCTGAATGCAGTTCCTCTAAAATTTCATCCAATCTTTTAATAACAAACCCTTTTTCGGTAACGCCATAATCAGCCATAGATAATCACCTCTTCCCTAAAAGTTTCTTCATCGGTTGCAACTTCGTATGTGATAGCCGCTCCTCTACTCTTATTGTCGATTTCTATTGACACATCATTAACTTCTGTTACCTCATCGACATTAAATATCTGTTCTTCTATAATTTCCTTTATCTGATCCAAGTCTGGATTTTTTATAAATAGATATTCAAAATACGGAATGCCTGCTTCATCATCCCATCTCCATTCCTGGAAGAACCATTGCAATCTTATATTTATTTTTTGGCGGACAGAATTGGCAAGGACAATGTCTGCTCCCTCAAAATACAAATCACCATTTTTATCAAGCAATATATCCACATCCTCGCCTCCTCTCTTAACCCGGATAGCTGCCTGTGCATGAAATATTTCCTTTAACATCAAGATTTCCTGTTATCTCTATGCCGCTCTTTGATACACGAAGTTTTGTGCCGCTATTACTGACTATAATACTTTCAGTAGCACAAGCCTCTTGTAATGCGGTACTCCCTTTATTTGAAAGTCCGGGGAGTGCAATAGCATTTGTCAAATCAAACCGCATATCATTTTCCGATTCTCCGCCTCCAAGCCATGCATCCAGTTCCTGCTCTGACACAATGATAAGGCAATCCATACCCAGCATTATCGGAAAAGCTATTTGAACATTCGCCGATGGACACTGAGGAATAATAACCGGCACCCCTGTAACCGTCGGATATGCCATTTTCTTTCCTGCTCCTGTCGTGAACGTTCCATAAGGTTTTACAGTTGCCTGCCCGGTTCCTGGATTAAATGCTGTTATTTTTCCCGGAATAGCTGTGTGCATTTCTTCCATAACGGAACGTGCCGCTTTTTCTACCTGATCCACAAATTCTTGCAGCATCACTTCACCTCCAACAACTGGGCGGTACAAGTCCATTCGCCCTCAAGATTATCCCCATCAATATTCAATTTATATACTCTGAAATATCCTCTTACAGAATCACTTTCCAATCTTACATAATCGTTTACACCAATTGCACCATTTAAAAAATATCTGACCTCATAGCCAATCTGAGAAGTCGTACTGCTCCCTCCACCACTGGAATCATCGCTCTCAGCTGATATTGTTATCCTCTTAGGCACGTCTAACAGTCCCGTATCGGCACTTAAAAGATATGCCCTAGTTGTAATAGGTTCGTTCGGTTTTCTGACCTGTAAGACCGAATTTTGAATGGACCATGCGAGCCTGCAAGTCTTACAAAGTTTTTTCAAAGCATTTTTAGCAGCACCAACAAAACTGAATCCATTTGGCAGTGTCTTAAATTTACATCCCTTTGAGTAAATTATAGATACGCCCATAGCTCCGGCAATATAATCGAACACTTCTTTGCTGTTGACCTTTCCAGAAAATGATACCGAAATATAAGTATCCCGAAGAGCCACTCTGCCATCCACAACCTCCAACTCCGTAAGCCGATCTGCTCCGTCCATCTCTGTAGTTACAGTGACAACATTTCCTGCAAGCACTAATGCAATGTGTTCCGTATATCCTGCCTGCAGTTCTATCACACAATCCTTGGTGTCAAGTACCTTTAGGCTTTTAGGTGATAAATTCCAAATTTGAACTTTTGCTGTGTTGGCAGTTTCAGATGTGGACTTTTCTATACTGAAACTAATATGCAAAGCATGCGGATTAGATTCTGATGTTTTTCCTATCTGAAATCCCTTCCTGCCCATTACCCCTGCTTTTAACAAATAACGCCTAATAAAATTTTTTTGTGCCATCATTCTTCCTCCTCTACTTCATCCCATGGAATAAAAACAAACTCTGCTTTACCTTCATTAAACGATTCCCTTGTAAGGCGTTTTTCCTCTGTCAATACTCCAAAAATACCGTCTGGAAGGTCTGTAAAATTATAAAAATGCGTCAGAGGAAAACATGGCACAATCTTAGTAGCTGCAATAATAGGCTGATCGTCATTATCTGATACTCCAAAACTCCAAAAATCACCCGTTCCATTATAAGTAAAACGAATTAAATATTGCTTTTCTGCAATGGTTATGGAAGATATGCTGTCGTTCATATCCGGGACCGTTATATATATCATCTGACCGCCTCCTATAAAAATCCTGCTTTCTTCCCTATTCCATACAAAATAGAGCTCTTTTTTCCACTAGAATTTCCAGAAGATGATCCACCGGAACCGCCGCCAGAACCACCGCTGGAACCACCGCCAGAAGAACTAGTTGATTTAGAGCTGCTGGAAGATGTTGTTGCTGCACCGGCATTAGCCTTTGTTTCTCCGCTCTGTAAAATATACTTTGGTATGTAGACTGTTTTTCTTTTTGTTATATATACCTTTTTCAATGTCATTTGGACTTGCCTTGCATAGCCAATTTCTGAACTGTGTGAAATTGTCATAGAAGTAATTCCCATGTTTGTATATATTTTATCTGTTGTGATAACCTTAACCAATTTTCTTTTAAAATACAGTTTTTCTAACTTTTTGCATATTTTCTTAGTCCTGCCAATTGATGGGTCGTGCCCCTTTCTGCTACTCCACGTCGCAGGACAATCACTAATATAAAGAGTAATACTGAGCTGCAAAGGCTTCAATATAATGGTATCCGACACATTAAAACCTTTTTCCACAGGGTATTCGGGAATGTCAGCAGTATAACTGATATCCTCGCTGATAAGAGCATCCCCTTCAATGCCAGCAATACTGGCCGGTTTTAGTTTTCTCGTTTTATTTACCGTGACTTTAGTCCTATTAACTGAAACCAACTTAGACTTTATAACTTTTTTTGCCATTCCCTATCACCTACCTTGCATACGCCAACCCCTTTGCCATATAAGAAGTGGCATCTTGAGCTGACTTATTCATTCCTTTTGAGACGTTCTGCTGTGCCTGTGTATCACTGCCGGAATATGAATTATTAAATGTGTTATTTTGTGTTACATTGGTTGTATTGCTTGTGTTGTTAACTGCTCCGTTCGTTGCTGTAGCTGCAGAGGCTGTCGCTCCTTTCATCAATGTAGAAATTCCACTCGCAAGACCTTTAACTTTATCCAGTACAGTATCTTCATTTGAGCCAATTCCTTCTGCCAGACCACCCATAAAATCCGGCATCCAGCTTTCGTAATCAGTCAGCGGACCTTCATCCGGTACAGAGAAATGAAGAAATGATCTAATTTTATCTCCAATTCCTTTTACTGCGTCAACAATGCCCTGCACTCCTGACATAATACCGTCTTTTAAGCCTCCAATGAAATCAGAGCCCCATTGAATAGCTTGTGCCGGAAGGCCTTTTATAAAGTCCACTGCCGCATTGATACCATTTACAATGGTGTCTTTAATATTTCCGATTGTTCCAGTGATACCACTTAGAATATTGGAAAAAGTGGAACTTACAAAAGAGGCAATACTGGTAAATATACTGCTGAAAAAGTTATATATTGCCTGCAATACAGATACTATCGTATTGTAAGCGCCATTAATCGCCCCCGATATAACACCGGTAATCGTGTTCCAGATTCCTTGCAGAAAAGATACTATTCCATTCCAAATTCCCTGGAAGAAACCGCTGATTGCTCCCCACACAGCTTCCCATATGGCCTTTATTGCCCCAAGCGCCATTTCGAACAACATTTTAATGGTGTCCCATACTGCCGCAATAAAATTCTTGATAACATCCCAGATACCTATAAATATCTGCTTTATCGCCTCCCATGCCCCCTGCCAATCACCAGTGAAAACGGCGGCAATAAAATTTGCAACACCTTTGATAATGTCAAGAAAACCATTTAGAATTCCGCCCAGACTATCCCACAATACCTTAAACCAGCTAAGAATCCTCGATCCCCATGCATTCCAGAAAGTTTGTATCCATCCAAAAACCGTTTCGATTACAGTGGCAATGGCGTTAAAAATAGCACTCCCTGCTTCATATAAGGCATCCCAGACAGCAGAAAGTGCATCTAAAATAGCCTGCCACACAGCCAATAACTTCTCCTTGGTACTCATTGTGGAACCGTCAATGCTATCTTCTGTACTACCAAATAATGTAGCTGCCAGCTGAGATATAAAAGTCCACACCCCATTTAGGAATGTCTTTACAATCCCCCATGCTCTTTCAAAATTCTGCCGGATGCTATCAGAATGTCGGACAAAGAAATCCCTGATTGCACCAAAATACATTTCAACCGCCTGCTTGAGAAAATCCCAAACATTCAAAAGGAACTCCTTAACCTTCTGCCACGCTTTAAAAATAGCTGCTCTTGCATTATCAGCTCCTATTCCAGCCTTATCAAATATCGTACCGATTACAGAATCGTTCCCCATGAGAAAATTGATAAAATCCTCAACAATCAATGCCAAGAGAACGACAGCGGCAACAATAAGCATTATTTTTAAATTTGCAACGCTGAATATTCCTTTCATCATAGTTAAAAGCTTCAGAAATGCCTTTGCCCCGGAAATGATTTTGCTCCAATTCATTACAATAAAAAAAGCCCCGGCGATAATTGCCAAGAGCTTCAATGTTTTTTCAACTCCACCAAGTCTGTCTACTACACCTCTAACCATTCCAATCCCTTTTGATGCCCCAATGGATAATGTCTGCATCATCCGGTCTATTGATGGTTTTAGCTTTTTCACAAGGGAAAATAAACTGTTGAACGCCCTCGTAAGCAAACCCGTTTCTGATGTTAACTTGCCTATTCCAACAGTTGCTTTCTGAACCAGGGAGCTCAGCATTTTAAGAACCATAACGGCTGGCTGCAATAAACCTTTTCCGGCTGCTGCTTTTAGGTCCTGCAAATTCTGTTTCAAATTTCCAAGCTGATTCGTCCAAGTATCAGATTCTCTTGCCGCCTGCCCCAGTGCTCCAGAAGCCTTGTTTGCATCCTCAACCATCTGCAGCAATGTAAGCTGTTTCTGTGCCTCGGATAAATCTTTGAATGACTTCCCATATAAGGCATTGGCAGCTGTATTTCTAGTCGTCTCAGTACATGAAAGACCGAGAGCGGCGTCATTTTCAAAATTACCTTTTAGGAAAGACTGGAGGGATTCTGTTACATTTTCAATACTTCTGTCATAAAAGGCTGCGGAATCGGCCACCGCTATCATCGAACGATTTGCAATATCCAAAGCCTCTGCTTCTTCCATGCCGGTAGTTTTTGAAAAAGCTGCAATCTGCGTAAAGCTACCTTTCATTCGATTTGCCAATACGCCAGTATCATCTGCAATTTTATTCAGTTTATCAGCAGCATCCTGCTCCATATCTCCAAAGACTTGTGAAAATTGTGATTCCAAAGCCTCTACATCTGCTGCCGCTTCTGCTAAATTTGCTATTCCTGCAATAGAGAAGCCAATCCCAATCGCTCCAAGCAGCTTAGAGGCCATACTCTTTACTCCTTTTATGGCATTTTCAGCAGTGCTTACGCTCTTCTGATCAACTTCAATACCGAACGCAACCGCTATATCTCTTAATGTCAATCTCAATCCCTCCTTTCTTTTATTTCATCAGCCTTTCCATTTTGAATGTCCATATCCATCCGATATAACGCATATAGCTTCAAAGCCTCGTCTAAGGTGTAATACTCCTCCAACTCGAACTTTGAAGCTATTTTTGCTTTAATCAATATATACATTCGAAGTTCCAACTCCGAAAACTGCGACGTATCCAATGTACCGTACTTTACAATATCTGCCTCGTCTTCTTCACTAATGCCTCGCCGGCTTTGCCAAATCGGCCGGCGAGTTTCTTGAAAAAACCATTAAAATTCAGCCGAATTACATAGAAGGCGAGAACAAACA